ACATGGATTGAATATTACTAAACTTCTTAAATTTGTTGAAAAGGGTAAACTTCCAGAAAGAATGGCAATTGTATCAGCATTAGCGGGTAAACCAGGAAATCCAGTTCAAAAGAAAATAATCAAACAATTCTCAGAATCAATAAATGAAGATTATTATAAATCTGCATCCGATGCGGCAGATGCTGCAAGAAAGTACGCTGAGAAAAAGGGGTTTGAGATTGATGAAGATGATTGGCAAACTCAAATCGCAATGGGTGGTAAACACAATCGTTTAAGACCAGGTGTTGGTAAAACACATTCATTCTCAGTTGGATTAACAAAGAATGGCAAACCACAAAGAAAAGCATTAAACATTTCATTATATGGAATGGATAGTGGTAAATTCGAATTAACATCATATATTAACTAAGGAATCATATTATGAAAATCAACGAAGGTATAATGTACAATGTGGATAATAAAATCGCATTACATAAAAACCCATACAGATATGGTTCTACAAAATTCTTTGAGTACTATAACGATTTAAGAGCATTAAAATTAGAAGCAGTTTCAGAAGATTTAGATATGTTTCTAAGTTCTGATATCGGTAAGGTTGGTGTATACGAAGGTAACGATGTACTTTTAGATTTTCCAATGTTAGTAGAGGCAGAATATCAGGGTAAGAAAGTTGAACTATCAAAACCAATGAGAAACAATAGTGGTGGTGGTAAGTTCAAAGTATATGTGAAAGACCCAAAGAGTGGAAATGTTCGAATGATTAAGTTCGGTGCCGATAGCGGTGGTGGTAAATTAGCAGTAAAGTTAAAAGACCCGAAAGCAAAAGCAGCTTTCAAAGCAAGACACAAATGTGAACAAACCAAAGATAAAACAACTGCATCATATTGGAGTTGTAGATTACCTCGTTACGCAAAATCATTAGGTTTAAGTGGTGGTGGACAGTGGTGGTAATCCATACAACGAAGTAAGTAAAGGAAACAACACTTACATTAGAGAATTCTCAGTAGATACCGATTCATCAGAATTGGTTTGGCACAGAGATAAAGAAGATAGAGAAGTTACAATCTTAGAAGGTAAGGGTTGGAAGTTTCAATACGATGATGAACTACCATTCGAATTAAAAGAGGGTGATACAATCAGTATCAAAAAGTTAGAGTATCACAGAATCATAAAAGGTGATACAAATCTAAAAATACGTTTATTAAAAAAAGTTTAATATTTATTCTAAACAGTTAAACTTAAAACAAGTATTATTATGAACACAATTTTAGTTATTTTGGCGATTGCAACAGTTTTGGCAATAGCAATCGTTATCTTACAAAAGACAGGTAAGATTAAAGATGAAGATGGTGATTTAATTCCTGATGTTGTTGAGGACAAAGTAGAGGAAGTTAAAGCAGAAGCCAAACGTAGAGTTAAAAGAGTAAAACAAGAACTCAAAGACGTTTTAAAAGAGGCAAAAGATTTAAAAGAACAAATTGTTGATGTTGCAGAAGCAGCAGGGGGTTCTAAACGAAAGGGTAGAAAATCAACTAAACCAACAAAGAGTTCTTTAAGAGTAATGAAAAAAGATGAGCTACTTAAATTAGCTAAGAAAGATTTTAAAGTTGAGTTAGATTCTAACTTAACAAAAACAAACTTAGTAAATAAGGTGTACGGATTGTATCACAAAAAATAAATGAATAAATACTTCGGCGATATTAGAAATGTAATAATCTTAGTATTGATAATTGTTATCTTACTAATGAGACAGTGTAGTGGTAGTGGTGAAGTAACACCAACTGAACCAACTATTGTTACAAAAACCGAAGTAAAATATGATACAATTACAAAGGAGATTCCAAAGTATATTCCAAAAGTAGTTACAAGAATAGTTAAAGAGGTTGATACAGTAAATGTACTACAACCGATTGATACACTATCTATACTTGAAGATTATTTCGCAACATATGTTTATGAAGATGTACAAAATTTAGATTCGTTAAATCTACGAATTACTGATAGTGTATCTCAGAATAAAATTATGGCAAGAAATATTCAATACGATTTAATATACCCAACTGTAACCATTACCGAAACCAAATATATCAACGCAAGAGAATTTTATATTGGTTTCGGTTTAAATGGTACACAAAATCAATTTAATTATGTTGGTGGTCAACTCCTTTATAGAACAAGAAAAAAACAAGCATTCGGACTGGGAGTTGGTATCAATGAAAATTTACAACCAATACTATCTACTCAGTTCCTATGGAAATTGGGTAAGTAGTATATGGGGCAGAGTATAAAAGAACTTATTAGAGAAGAGTACGTTAAATGTGCTCAAAACCCAGTTTACTTTTTTAAAAAGTATTGTTACATCCAACATCCTAAAAGGGGAAAGATTCTATTTGATTTGTATCCTTTTCAAGAAGATGTAATGGATGAGTTCAATGAACATCGATTCAATGTAATCCTTAAATCCCGTCAGTTAGGTATCTCAACATTATCCGCAGGTTATTCATTATGGATGATGTTATTCCACGAAGATAAAAACATTTTGGTAATTGCAACTAAGCAAGAGGTTGCTAAAAACTTAGTTACCAAAGTTAGGTATATGCATGAGAACCTACCAAGTTGGTTAAGAGGTGATACCGTAGAAGATAACAAACTATCACTTAGGTTAGGTAATGGTTCAACAATCAAAGCAACATCAGCAAGTGGTGATGCGGGTCGTTCCGAAGCACTATCAATGTTGATTATTGATGAGGCTGCGTTTATCAAAGGTATTGATTCAATTTGGGCATCTGCACAATCAACACTTTCGACTGGTGGTAAAGCAATTGTACTATCAACTCCAAATGGGGTTGGTAACTTCTTTCATAAGACATGGTTAAAAGGTGAAGGTGGCGATGGTTGGAATCCAATCAAACTCCATTGGACAGTTCATCCAGAAAGAAATGAAAAATGGAGAGCAGAACAAACTCAACTATTAGGTGAAAAGATGGCAGCACAAGAATGTGATTGTGATTTTATTTCATCTGGTTATACAGTTGTTGATGGACAACTTCTACAATGGTATGAAGAAACTCATGTACAAGAGCCGGTTGAGAAAAGGGGGTTTGATGGAAACTATTGGATTTGGCAACAACCAAACTACGCAAAAGATTATATTGTAGTTGCGGATGTTGCGAGGGGAGATGGTGCTGATTATTCGGCATTTCACGTTATTGATGTAGAATCGGTTGAACAGGTTGCAGAATACAGAGGTAAGATTGAAACCAAACATTATGGTAATATGTTGGTAAATGTTGCAACCGAATGGAACGATGCATTATTAGTAATTGAAAACGCAAATATTGGATGGGCAGTAATCCAAGAAGCAATTGATAGAAATTATTCAAACTTATATTATTCCTACAAAGAGTTTGGATATGTAGATGATGATATTCATTTACAAAAAGGATATGATTTAAAAGATAAATCTCAGATGGTGCCTGGTTTCTCAATGACAAGTAGAACCAGACCATTGGTGATATCTAAGTTAGATACCTATATGAGAGAAAGAGTTCCTATTATTCGTTCTAAAAGGTTGATAGATGAATTGTTTGTATTCATTTGGAATGGTAGTAGAGCAGAAGCACAACAGGGTTATAATGATGACTTGGTAATTTCCTTCTCAACATCTCTATGGGTAAGAGATACCGCATTAAAATTAAGACAACAAGGTATCGAACTCAATAAAAGAGCATTATCATTAACCTCTAAAAATACAGGTGTATTTAGAACGAATCAATCAAAAGGAAAAGATTCGTGGAAGGTAAAAACTGGTAGAGGTGATGAAGATATCACTTGGTTATTGTAAATCTATTTTTTATCATATTTATAGTTTGTAGGGATATTGTAATAAAGAACAAAAATTATGGCAGATAAATCATTATTTAGTAGACTCCAACGATTATTCTCAACTCAGGTAGTTGTAAGAAAGGTCGGTAAAAATAAATTAAAGGTAGTCGATTCATCCCGCTTACAAGGTGATGGTAATCGTAGAGGTTCAGCATACTACGATAGATATGGTAGATTGCATGGTTCAAATTCACGAAAGAATTGGCAAACCTACAATGAACGATTTAATTATCATTCAAACAAATTAGAACTATATACTGATTATGAAGCAATGGATAAAGATTCCATTATTTCATCAGTATTAGATATCTACTCAGATGAGTGTACACTTAAAAACGATATGGGTGATGTACTCAGAATCAACTCATCAGATGAGAAACTAAAGAAAACCCTACACAACTTATTCTATGATGTATTGAATATTGAATTCAACCTTTGGAGTTGGGTTAGAGGTATGAACAAATATGGTGATTATTATCTTTATTTAGATATTGATGATGAGTTGGGAATTGTAAACGCATCACCATTATCAGCATACGAAACGAGAAGAGAAGAAGGTTACGATATGGATAACCCATACTCAGTACGTTTCGAAGTTGAAGAACAAAACACAAACGCAATCTCACAAAGAAACAACACTAAGTTTTTAGAATCGTTTCAGGTTGCGCATTTCAGATTATTGACTGATACAAACTTCCTACCTTATGGTCGTTCACTTTTAGAAGGTGCCAGAAAAACATGGAAACAGTTAATTCTTATGGAAGATGCTATGATGATTCATAGAATTATGAGAGCACCTGAAAAGAGAATCTTTAAGATTGATATTGGTAATATTCCACCTGCAGAGGTTGATACATATATGCAGAACATCATCGACCAGATGAAGAAAGTTCCTTATGTTGATGAAACAACAGGTGAGTACAACCTAAAGTTCAATCTTCAAAATATGTTGGAAGATTATTATTTACCTGTTAGAGGTGGACAGAGTGGTACTGAGATTGATTCTCTTAGTGGTATGGAGTTCGGTGGTATTGATGATATTGAATACCTAAAGAACAGAATGATGGCAGCACTGAAAGTTCCAAAAGCATTTATTGGATACGAAGAAGGTGTTGAAGGTAAAGCAACTCTTGCACAAGAAGATATCAGATTCGCACGTTCAGTTGAGAGAATCCAAAAGATTGTTCTTTCAGAATTAACTAAGATTGCAGTTGTACACTTATACGCACAGGGTTATGAGAATGAGGATTTAGTAAACTTCGAATTAGAACTTACTACACCATCTATTATTTACGAACAAGAGAAAGCAAATCTTTGGTCTGAAAAAGTAAATCTTGTCAGAGATATGAAAGACCTTAAAATGTTATCTCAAGAGTGGATGTACAAAAACGTATTCAATATGAGTGAAGATGAGTGGAAGATGGAACAATACAGAGTTATCAACGATTTGAAACTTGGATTTAGACACGAACAGATTGAATCAGAAGGTAATGACCCTGCTAAGACTGGTGAATCATTTGGTACTCCACATGATTTAGCATCACTATCTCAACAAAGTGGTGATGATGGTGATGACGGTGGTTCTCCTTTTGGTGAAAATGAAGGTGGTTCATCTGAAGGTGGATATGAAGGTGCAGGTAGACCCAAAGAAACTGGTACATATGGTAAAGATAAATCACCATTTGGTAGAGACCCATTAGGTAATAAAGGAATTGATGTAAAATCAGATTCAATACGACATTCTTACAACGCAAATGAAGTATTGAACAAAGA